CCCTATGGGGAGCACAAACAGAAGTTTGGCAGGCAATGCTGAGTGATAAAAATGTCTGCGCTGTGGTTCCTGTTGGATCAGGTAAGAGTTTCCTAGCATCTTTATTGCTACCTATTGCGGCAACAACGCCAAGTTTCCACAAGGGCAAGGATATCTTATATGTGGCGCCCACAGCACCTATGATCAGTCGTATCATATGGAAAGACCTTAAACAACGCTGTATGACCATGTGGGGATTGGAAGATGAAAAACATATTAACAATAGTAGCAAAACTATTACTTTTCCTAATGGCATACGCATATTCTGCCTATCAGCGGAAACAGGTCTCAAAGGTATCAACGCAGGTGTCATTGTCTGTGACGAAGCCGCAGAATTCAGTGACGAAAGTCTACAAGAATTATCTAATCGTATTAGACCTTCACCAGGACAAATGGACAGTCAAGGTCGTCTTATCCTTATCTCAACCCCAGAAGGAAAGAATGCTTTCTTTGATTGGTTCCAACATGCTACAAGTCACCCAGAATCATGGATTGTTATTCATAAGACCTGGGAACAAATGCGAGTTCAACCCCGCAAATGGATTGATGAACAAAAGTATCTACTCAGTCCACTAAAGTTTGCCAAGGATTTGATGTGTGATTGGGGATCAGTCCAGGATCAATTCTTCTACAGTTGGCGTCGCACAATGGCCATCACAGAACCTACTGTGGATCGTGGCCGTGAATTATATACCTTCCATGACTTTAACAAGCGTGTCATGTGTGCTGTGGTAGCACAGATCGTTGGTGGACAAATGCGTGATGGAAAGGGTAAAATTGAAATACTTAAAAGTTATGCGATACCTGATTGCGGAACTGAAGGAATGGCTCAAAGGATTAGAGCAGATTTTCCTAATAGAACCCTACATGCTATTATGGATAGGTCAGGCAGTCATCTTAACCGTGATACTACTAGTGCTTTTGGCACCACAGACCAAACCATTCTAGAAAAGTATGGATTTAGAATTATCAACACAGCCAAGAGCAATCCTCTAATTGGTGACACTGACAACTCTGCCAACGCATTCATAGCACAGGAACGATTACTAGTTCCACAGCATGAAACAAAATTGTTAGATGCCTTGGACACTTACCACTATGAGGATGGCACTAGAAAACAACTGGTCAAATATAGTGATGCCAAATACGCACACATTGACGGCCTTGGTGACTGTATAAGGTATGGCATTCATTATCTATTCCCAATGACACACGCACAGCCTAACATGCCTGAATATCTAGATGGTGAACAAAGTTTCTACGCAGAACCAGGCGAAGCCTATATGAATGATCCTGCTGTGATCAACTCTGTCAATGGTGTGCCAACAGTTGCGGCATTAATTAGAAGAATAGAACAACAACAGGATGAAGAATATTGGTCTTAAATAGTCTGATTTACCATAAAAAGTTTAATGTTCTATAAATATTGTTTGATATCAAAGTAACCCTAGGAAAAATAAATGGCTCTAACCGTTAGACAACTTATTGCTCCCTCTAATCTAATGCGAACAATTACTTCGCAGATGCAGGGGTATAGAGCAGGCTATGAAGGTGGCCCAGCGTTCAAAAACTCAGTGCTGATCAAGCGTCCTTCAGAGGATGCCGCACTATTCCGTGACAAACTACTTAATGTCGCGGCCTTGCCTATTTGTAAGGCGATCGTTGATGAGATTGTTGATGTGGTATATGAAGATGAGCCTACCCGTCACCCAGCCTTCTTAACTAAGACCAACGCTGATGCTGGAATACCCACATGGTATGACGCATTCATTGACGATGCTGACTTGAATGGCAACAGTTTTACTGCTGTTATGGAACAGGTAGCGGCAATGGCTGGCATAGAAGGTTGGGCGTGGGTGTTTGTTGACCTACCAGTTACACTTAGCAAGAACAATAGACCTTACCTTGCTACCTGCTCAGCAGAACATGTTATAGAGTGGACAACCTATACAGAGGAAGGTAAGGACTATTTTGAGTTCATGAAGGTTATTGAATATCAAGATGCTGACCTAACTATCTATAAAGTTTGGTATGCTGGTGACGACAAAGGTCCAACCTATTGTGAAAGATATTTTGTCACAGATCAACACATGAAGAATTTGGATCAACCAATTGAGCCAGATGAAGTCTATGACATGCCCCCAGGTGTGCCTATTCCTGTAGTTCAAGTTCTAGCACGCTCTGACCAACGCCGTCATGACCTAGGTGTTAGTGACCTAACTGAAGCCGCTGATGTCCAGCGTGAAATATTCAAGTTAGAGTGTGAGGCTTATGACTCAGTTCGTTTCTCTAAGCCAATGATCCGTGCCGCATCAGGCATTAGAATACCAGCAGGTGGTGGTGGTATTATCCGTGGTGATAAGGATCAAGTAGAAGTATTTCAAATTCCCACTCAAGACATTCAACAGATCCGTGAACAACAGCGTAGTCTAATTGAAAGCCTAGATGGCTTCTTAGGTCGCGGATCAATTCGTTACAGTTCAACACAAGTTCAATCAGGTATTTCAATCGTAGAAGAACGCCGTAGCCTACATCGTAAGGCCGCACAAAGAGCACGCCAAATGGAAGGTGCTGAAATGGAAATCCTAGATCTAGTTAGTCTGTTTATGAACCTAGGTTGGTGTGGGGTTATTGAATACACAACAGACTATGAGGACAAGGACCTACAGTTTAGAATGGCTCTATTACAAACAGCCGCTCAACTAAGTGCTTCTAATCCTGTAGTTCAAGCAATTATAGACCAGGAGGTTATCAAGATGATTAGTCCTCCTGAAGATACTGCGGCTAATCTTGCTAAGGTTGGTGCTGTCAATCCTGAAATACCTGTTACAAGTGAGACATTCCTTGAACAAGGTGGTCAAGGTGATGTAGCAGACAAGCGCAGACTAAACGAAATATATGACACTGAGATCAATGATGTTGGTGTAACTACAAACGATCCAATTGCTCGTCAATTGATACAGTTGGGCGTTGGTAGATAAGAATTCATCGCCTGATTGGCAAGGGCGTTATCTTGCTATACTGGGGTAGTTCCCCTAATAACTGTAAAGGAAAATTTAACTATGGATGTTAAAGCAAACGGCGGCTCCGCACAGCCAACAAGCGATAACCAACAATCTGCTCAGGTAGATCAAGGTAATCAACAGAATGTTCCACAGAACGATGGCCCTAATCTAGGTGCTATTCGCAAAAGTGGGCAACAAGAAGTTCTTCAGGCCCTCAGTAAGGTCACTGGCGTTGACTTTGGTAAAACAAAGGATGCCGTGAAATATATTGAAAGTCTTGCTAAGAACAACGGTGATTCCGTAAAATCAACAAAGAGTTCAGGCGGTGGAGAAATCGCTGAATTGCGTAATATGATTCAAGGGCTCCAATCACAATTGGAACAGAAGGATCAAGCAGTTCGTCGCACTTCGCTACAGTCTAGTATCAAAGAAACTGCTATTAAAGCAGGCTTTGATCCTAGTATGTTAGACATTGCCACAAACCTATTTGAACAGTCTATTGACTATGATGAGGGTGGGAACTTCTTTGTTAAAGGTTCAAATGGTTCAGTGAAATTGGATAGCAAAGGCAATCCTTATACACTAGATCAATTGGCCTCAGATATTTTGAGATCTCGCCCTAAGTTGGCGGCTGACGAAGGTCGTTCAGGAAGCGGTTCACGCTTTGGTATTGGAGCAGGCAGAAATGATGGAGAAATCCCAGATGCCGCAGAAGATCCAGAGGGTTGGAAAAAGTGGAAAGAACAAAATGGCGTAGGCGGTCGTAATCTAAGAGGTATGAGAGTCTCAATGAACAAGCCCATTGTTTAATATACTATAAAGGAGACTTAAAATGGCATATTTCGTAGGTGGAACATCTGGTGAAAGTAATGCGTTTGAAAAGACGATCCAGAATTCCGCAATTCAAGTTCTACATGAGTCACAAGGACTCGTTAACATGACTAATTTAGTCATGCCAAATCAAGGTAACACATACAAGGTTCCACACATGGCACCTATTTCTTACGGTGATTACACAGACGCAGGTTCAGTATTGTATCCAAACAGTAACGAACAGACTGCTAGTATCACTGCTAAGGAAGTTGTAGCAACTCCAGCAGTAGCACAAACAGCATTCAGTAAATTCATTGGTTGGACCACAGCGTTTGACCTAGCGAATAATCTAGGTGCTGAATTAGGTGCTAGTTTTGCTGAAAAGGTTGATCAGCGTGTTACATCCGCTTTCGTTGGTAACCCATCAAGCCCAGCAGGCACAAGTGGTGACACACTAAGCGCAGGTTTCAAAGCAACTCAAGGCGCAACATACTACACAGTTTCAACTGTAACCAATGTAACAGACGGATTCAACCGTGTGTATGCTATGGGTATGCAAGGTTATGTTCCACAAAGCGTAAGCACAGCAACTTTCACTAACTCTGGTGACAATGCCAACACTATCACTGGTGTTGTTCGTAACATCATCAAGCGTTGGAGAGAGGCTCGTAACCCAGGTCGTCCAACAATTATTCTTGGACCACAAGAAGAGCAAGAGTTGTTATCAGAACTAACAGGTGGTGCAGTTTACCACGCTGGTGTTCAATCAGGTCAAGCAAGTATCAACGCTGGTTTAACAGCACTTGGTGATGAATTGTTGGCTACAGGTATGTTGCGTAACCTATACGGTTGCACAGTGATCTTCACTACATTCCTACAACAAGGTGTCACAAGAACTGTTGACGGTGTAAGTTCTACTTGCCACATTGGTGCCGCAATTGGTCCACAGGCTGTTACAACTGTAATGGTTCGTGGTCTAGACATCAGCATGGGTGATAAGGACGGCGGTTTACAAACTTGGATCACAGGTTTGGGCTACTTTGGTTCTGGTGTAACAAGCCAGGCTCGTGGTTTAGAAATCGCATTGGTTGATTCACAACCTTAATAGCGGGGGGCTGAGATAACTTCAAAGCCCAATAACGGAGACTAAAGATGGCCTTATCAAGTTTTTTATCATATACTGATCCTACACTACAGATTACATACGACAGGTATGGAGTCCCAACTGTAGGTCTCAACAAGATATCATTGGCTAAACCCACTGATGTCCAGTTTTATGATCGTGCGGCCTATCGTAGAATAGAACAGGTAGTTCAAGGTGACCAGACTTTTGAAGGTGACCAAGACACTTACCTGAATACTGTTCTTTTTCCCAAAGCCTCTATTGAACTGATCAACATGTTGGAATTTGGTTGGTGGCCTTTGTATGTTGAACGCACCCTAGGTGCTTTCTACTATACAGGAGCCTCAACAGTTCAACCTGTGTTCAGTCCTGGTGGTCCTAGTCAAACTGGTGGGTTTAATATCCCTGCTGGCGCACAAGGTATCACTATGACAGCGTTCAATCCAGGACTTCTTATCAAGCAGAATCAGACCTTGATACAGTTAGAAGTTTACAAGGCAGTAGAAATATTCTACTCAACCTTGGTAACTGACAACAGTAACATTAATGAAAAAGATGCGGCTAACTTAAACTTTGCCCGCAAACGCTTTGAAGAAGAATGGGAAAAAGCCAAACAGGAAAGTTATTTCTACGACATGAAAGCAATTGGCTTTGTGGGAACCTATCAACAAGATTGGCTCGCAGATGTCAATTTCTTTGAAGGTGATAGGAGATATTTCTAATGCCATTATTCACAGCCACAGATGTCATATCAGTCTTGAATTCAGTTAAGTCTACGACTACTGGAACAAGCCTGGTTGAAGTCTTCACAGAGTTTCCTAGTGATGAGAATAAAATCTCTGAAGGAATCTATGTGAGCCGTGTTTATGAAGCAGAAAGAAATATTCACACGCAAGGTATCAATCCTGGTGGAAAGATATACTATGTCAAGGATCGTGTAGAGATGTATCTAGTGACCCAACAGGTTAATCCATTTGTGACTAATCTGTTAGGGTTATTTTATACCACTTTAGACAATTCCCTGTTTAGTGGATATTTCCAGCGTGAGGTAAACATAGAACAACAGTATGTGAAGAACTCAGAACGATATAAGATAGTCTTTGATCTCACACAATTACAAGTTATATAAAAGGAAAATAAAATGGCTACAACAAATCTAAATGTATCTAGTCCTAGTAACTTTGTCTCGCTATTGATTTCAGCAAGCACTTCTAGTCTTGCTACAATTGGTAGTTGGACAAGCACTACGACAAATGTGATAGCAATTCCAGCGTTACAAGACATTACTTACACAAACAGTAATGGAACATTCCGTTGGGTTCAACTTGACCAAACTAGTCGTTATGTTGTTACAACACCAGCAACAAACAGTTTGAACTTTAACATCGTTCTTGACGATGCTAGTTTCTTTACTACATCAGTAGGTGGAAGCAATAGTTCTAAAGGTTTGTTAGGTCTAAGTAACAATAAAGACAGAGTATACTTCCAGTTTAACTGG